GTTGGCAGTGCTGGGCCAGAAGTTATCTGCTGAAACTGCTGAGGCAAAGCGCATTGATCGCAGCCAAGGCGACAGCACCATGATGGTCATTGCACAGAACGTGCAGGATATGATCGACAACTGCTTGCAGTTTCATGCGCAGTACATCGGCAACAACACATCTCCTGGCAGCAGCTATGTCAACCGTGACTTCCTCGGCACACGCCTTGAGCCGCAGGAAATCCAAGCGCTGCTGCAGCTTTACACCGCAGGCACCATCACGCAAGAAACCTTACTGCGAGAGCTTGCCGAAGGCGATGTGCTAGGCGACGACTTTAACGTGGATGAGGAGCTTGAAGCTACGGCCAATGCGGGGCTTGATCTACAACCTGCTGGACTGGGTGACCGACCGCTTAGTGGACCTGATGATCTGGATGGAACCGAGGAAACCGAGGAGGCAAGAGCTTGATTATCACGTCAGCGCCCTGCCGGAACAGGTCTTAGCCATCGTGCGGATCAGCTGGTACAAGGAAGGCAGGCCAGATGAAATTGACGAAACGATCTTGTACGAAGACGGGCAAAACGGTTATGACGCATTCGCTGCATTGGTCACCACTGCATTGAACCGCGGCGCTAATGTCAGCATCCGCAGCGGCTATCAACCGGAAGATCTTGGCATTGAACGATGAGCACACCAGAAGCGCTATATCGCAATGCAATAGACCTCAACCGCTACAGCAATAGCGTTGCGCGGCGCGTCATCAATGCTTACAACGACATCATCATTGATGCGGTCAATCAACTGCGCACCATTGATGAGCTGTCCGCACCAGTCAAGGCGGCACGGCTGCGGGCGATCCTCGCTCAACTGAAGGACAGCCTGGCAACATGGGCAGGTGATGCAACTGAGCTGACAGCATTAGAACTGCAAGGCATTGCAGAGCTGCAATCTGAGTTTGTGACCGATCAACTGCGGCGTGCGTTGCCAGCAGGTGCACGTGATGCGGTGCGCACCGTTGAGATCAGCCCGCAATTTGCGCAGTCAGTGGTCACTACCGATCCAACGCAGATCAACGTCGTGGCGTTGTCGGATGATCTGTTTGCTGCCGTGCAAGGTGCACCGGCGACGTTCAGCCTCACCGCAGCACAAGGCGCCACGATCACACTGCCCAATGGCGAAGTGGTCACCAAGGCATTTCGCGGCATTGCCGTGGATCAGGCTGAGCGGTTTAGCCAAGTCGTGCGGCAAGGCTTGCTGACTGGCGAGCCAACGCCAGCCATTGCCAAGCGGCTGATCGGAAACCTTGAATTCGGCGAAGAAGCCAAGACTGTGAAGCAGCTAGTTGCAGCAGGCGGCCAGGCAACAGCGGTTGCCGACAATCAGATCGTTAGCCTTGTGCGCACCAGCATCAACCAAGTAGCCAATGCAGCTAGTCAGCAAGTATATGAAGCCAATCAAGACATCACTAAGAAGTATCGCTATGTGGCAACACTGGATACCCGCACCAGCAGCATTTGCCGTGCATTGGATGGTCGCGAGTTTGAATATGGCAAGGGTCCGACTCCGCCGCAGCACTTCAACTGCCGCAGCACGACAGTGCCGGTGATCGACTACGACGAGCTAGGTTTCATCCCACCGCCGCCAGCAAAGCGTGCATCAGCAGGTGGTCAGGTGCCGGCAGATCAAACCTATGGGCAGTGGCTGGCAAAGCAAGATCTTGAGACCAAGGCCAAGGCATTGGGCGCTAACAAGGTGCCGTATTTCAACCGGCTTGCCGATAAATATGGCCCGACTGACGCCATTGCCAAGTTAGTCCGTGATGATGGCTCAGAGCTAACCTTAGATCAGCTTCGTGCACGATATGGACCTGCCTAGCCTCCGTCATTTTCAGAATGCTGGCATCTACTTCATTTCAAGTGATCCCGTAGAAGCCCTGCATGGCGAGGCATGGGTGCCAGCTATCTACACCGACAAGGGCTGGGCAACAGCAGACGGCTCTACACTGCTAACAGGTATTGAGGAATGGCGCAATGCCACTGAAGCGGGGCAAGTCGCAGGCTGCAGTATCAGCCAACATCAAAACCGAGATGAAAAAAGGCAAGCCGCAAAAGCAAGCGGTGGCAATCGCGCTCGCAAAAGCCGGCAAGTCACGCAAGGGTAAGAAGTGATGGCTAAAAAGCCTGGCTTATACGCCAACATCGCCGCCAAACGCAAGCGCATCGCAGCCGGCAGCAAGGAGCGCATGGCGCGCAAAGGCGACCCCGATCGTCCTAGTGCCGCTGATTTCAAGGCGGCTGCTAAAACTGCCAAAAAGCCAAAATCACGGAGGGCAAAGTAATGGCACAACGCAGAGATCGCATTGGCAGATTTGCCAGTAGCGGCGGAGTTACGTATGGCAATCGTAGTGATCGCAACTCCGACGCCCGATGGGCCAAACGCGAGACTGCCAAGCTAAATAAAGAGCAGGCAACGCTGCAGCAAAAGCTGGACAAGCTGAAAGCTAATACCCCATCAGCCAAAGTCGCATCAGCGCAAGCCGGCCTTGCCGGTGCACGCGCTAAAAAAGCTGCTGCTACTGAAAAATTGGCGGCAAGCAAGGCTCGGATGGCCGAGCTTAAAGCGCAGCTTGCAGCCAGCAAAGCTCGCCTTGGCGGCAAGTCTGCCACTAAGCGCGGCGCCCGCAAATGATCACCTACCGCGGCGAGCAGTTTGACGGCTACAACAAGCCGAAGCGGACGCCAAAGCATCCGAACAAATCGCACGCGGTGCTCGCCAAAGAAGGCGACAAGGTAAAGCTGATCCGCTTTGGCCAGCAAGGCGTCAGCGGTAGCCCATCACGCGAGGGTGAATCTGCCGCGGCCAAAGCACGCCGCGCATCTTTCAAAGCACGTCATGCCAGCAACATTGCCAAAGGCAAGATGTCTGCTGCGTGGTGGGCAGATAAAGAGAAGTGGTAACGTAGAGGTGTAATTAAGCCTGCGGCTTATCCATGTCTGATGAACAACAAACCCAAGAGTCTGCGACTACTGGGGTTGAAGCTGAAGCGTTGCAGCGCAGCGTAGAAGCACTAGAGCGCAAGAATCAAGAGCTGATTGCAGAGCTGCGTGCAGCAAAGAAATCCAAGACGCCTGATGGGGTCAATGTCGATGAATTGCTGGAATTCAAGCGCAACTACGAGCAACAGCAACTTGAATCACAAGGCAAATACCAAGAGGCACGACAGGCTTTGGAGCAGCAGTTCCGTGAGGCGACGGCTGAAAAGGACCAGCGCATCGCAACACTTGAAGCCCGCGTCCGCGAGCTAGAGCTTGTTACGCCTGCGGTCACGGCACTGGCTGACATCGTGCATGATCCTGATCTTGTGCTGAAGACCAAGCTGTCGCCTGACGCAATCCAGCGCGAAGCCGACGGCACCGTGGTCGTTGTGGACGGCTACGAACGCAAGCCCGTTGCTGAATGGGCCAAGACACTGCCGGCATGGATGCAGAAGCAACCCAAGCCACAAGGCAGCGGTGCACCAACCGGCGGCACCAATGGCACCATTCCGGCTGGCATGAGCAATCCATTCAGCCGCGATAGCTTCAACCTCACAGAGCAGTCGCGGCTATTCCGTACAGACCGCGACCTATATGAGCGGATGAAAGCTGCAGCTAACCGTTAGTATTTGAGTGTCTGCTCGTGATGGCTGCGCCACATAGAGCCTGGGGCTGCGCCCACATCCGTAAACCCTTTTTGAGGATTAGTCATGGCGACCCTTCGCTCTGACATCATCATCCCCGAGGTATTTACGCCTTACGTCATTGAGCAAACCACTCAGCGTGATGCCTTCCTGGCTTCCGGTGTGGTGCAGCCTCTGGCGGAGCTGAATGCCACCGAGGGCGGTGATTTCATCAACGTTCCCTTCTGGAAAGCCAACCTTTCCGGCGATTTCGAGGTGCTGACTGATAGCACCAGCCTCACCCCTGGCAAGATTCAAGCCGACAAACAAGTTGGCGTCATTTTGCACCGCGGGCGTGCCTTCGAAAGCAGAGACCTCGCTGCTCTTGCTGCTGGTTCCGATCCCATGGCCGCCATCGGCGCCAAGATCGCTGACTACATCGCTAACCAGCGCCAGAAGGATCTGCTGTCCTGCCTTGGCGGTGTGTTCGGCAGCCTGGGTTCTACCTCCAGCTCTGCCGCTTTCTTTGGTCTGACCATTGATGGCGAGTCTGGTGATACCCCCACCACGCTGAGCCCTCGCCACGTTGCCGAAGCCCGCAGCCTGCTGGGCGATCAAGGCGACAAGCTGGCCGCTGTTGCCATGCACTCCAAGGTCTATTACGACCTGGTTGAGCGCAAGGCCATCGACTACGTGACCGAGACAGACGCACGTCTGACCTCTAGCGTCACTGATTTCGTTGGCGGCAGCATCGCTGGTGCCTACGGTCCCGTGAGCGTGCCGACCTACATGGGTCTGCGCGTGATCGTGTCTGACGATGTGCAGACCGATGGCAGCGGTTCTTCGACCGAATACGCCACCTATTTCTTCACTCAAGGCGCTGTTGCCAGCGGTGAGCAAATGGCGATGCAGACCGAAACCGATCGTGACATCCTCGCCAAGAGCGATGCCATGTCGATCGACCTGCACTACTGCTACCACCC